TCTGGCACAGGCTCAAAGCAACGCTCAAAAGGTTTGTCTTTATCTAAGTAATCATAGGTATCCTCTATCTTTTTTAACACTTCTGTTTTATCTACCTCAGAAGCTGACACGTACTTGAAGTCACCGTTGCCTTTGTTGACTACCCACCAGCCACCTACATCTTTACCTGCAGCAGTAGCGTACCCTACAAGCTGTGACACGTAACCAAACGAGTCACCTTTGTTAAGACTGTGGAAATCCTCAAACTTATTTTGAAAAGACCAGGGTGAAGCAGACTTTACATCATCTACTTTACCGTCAAGTATCATGTCATACTCACCTGATATTTTTGCTTTGTCTGACAACTTGAGTGTCACAGTATCATTGTCTTCAAACTCTGTGCCTGATGATCTAAGTAAACCTTTAAACACAGCCTCTACTATATCACCTATGATCATGTTAATCTTAAATGACGCTGGTAAAGGTTCTGCGTTCTCAGGTTTATTTTTATCGAACCATAGCTGGCACTTTGGCCTCCCTACATTTGACATCCTAACTTTAAAGTTTTTCTTTTCAGAGTTAAACTGTTTATGTAGAGCTTCTTTAATATCGTCAGCTACTTTGTCAATAACTTCCTGTGACATCCCTGCCTTACCATCAATAGATTTTCTTAGGTAAGAGTATATAGACAGTTCAGCAGGGTGTTGCATTATTCAAAGTCCTCCAAGTCTACGATGTTAGATACAATCTTAGAGCTAGAGTCATCAAGTTTTTCTACGTGTGTTTCATCCCATTTGTTTAAGATGTAATCGTTGTTTTTATTTACGTAATCTACAAAGTCTTGCAGGACATTGTTATCACCATCAACAATACTTACAAGCTGATTAAGTGATGCTTGCATAACTGCATACTTATTACCGTTGGGCATAGCTCTGACATCACCTGTCAAAGTAATCGTGTGCTCAACTGGAGATATGCGTTTGTTCATCAACTTTCCAACAACACCATCAATAGACTTCAAGCTCTCACGATTCTTGATGTCAGCCACAAAAGGTACTTCACCACTGTATGTATCTACAGGAGCACCACCCTCATAGAAAGGTTCTGAAAAGCTAACCATACCCATGTAAACTTTAACACGATTAACAGAACGAATAATATCTTTTGTAGTCTCAGGTAAACCATTAAAGTCTTTGATGTAACCAGTAGGTCTACCCAAATTAAACGTACCCAAAGTATCTTTCAAGTCTGTATTTAAGTTAGTAGACATAACAGTTTTTTGAAACGTATTATTTTCACTGTCCCATTTCTGCCAGCGCTGACGCTCTGCAAATAGACGTATGTTTATTTCACGAGCATAAAACTCCTCTTCATCTTTTTTAATTTTAAACACAGGAGATGATACTATTTTATTGGTATCAGATTGTACCTCCTGTATAACAGTTGCAGTAATCCTGTGTAAATTAGAACTACCACCGCCACTTGCAGCAGACGTTGAAAAACCCATAGCATCAGCTAAGTTCATGTTGTCTACGCTAAGTGCAACTTCCATACTCATATTGTTTTCCTTTCAATATTAAAAGAGTCTTAGTTATACCACTAAACGTCCTTAATGTCAAGCCAATTCTTACCTATTTTAGCTTCTAATAACAACGGAACGTTTATTTTTATTCCATAGGCTTCCTCCACTATACTATTAAGATCATCGTTTAGTGTATCTATCATTGCAATCACGTAGTCTTTCTCGTTTGGGTGTACATCTACTACCACAGAATCGTGTACGCTGTTGACTATACCTGACTGCAGCTTCTCTAATCTAGCATCCAGTTCTATCAAGACAAGCGGTACTACATCACCTGTAGCGAAACCCTGAACAGGATAGTTCTTTATCATGGTGAAGTGAGACACGCTACCGTTTGCTCTGCGTGTAACGTCAGGGAAAGCATACTGCCTACCACTAACGTTGGTTATCTTTTGAAAGCGTAACGCCTCGTTACCCAAATCTGTGTGCCATTTAGCAATACCTTTGTATTTCTCTACGAAGTGCTTGTAATATGCTGCTTCTGCATTGCTTCTGCCGTACCCTGTAGCTCCAAAGAGAGGTGCAAAAGTGTGGGCTTTGGCTTCTTGCCTAGTTGTAGGTTGACCTGCATCAGTGATGATCTTTGCTGTGTAGCTATGCACATCAAACCCTATGTCTATCTCTTGCATAGCTGTGTCATCCTGTGCAAGAAACGCTGCTGTGCGAAACTCAAGCTGGGCAAAGTCAGCCTCCAAAATGGAACCGTCAGCCCAGCGCGAAATAAACACACGTTTTACAGGGAAGGTTCCTCCTCTTGGCATGTTTTGCATGTTGGGCTTTCGTCCAGAAAATCTACCTGTACTGGTGATATGTTGGGTAAGACCGACATGGAGGAATCCATCTTGCTTAGTGTAGGTGGAAATACCATCCACAAAACTACTGAGATAACTACTAACAGCAGACAACCTTTTAACCCCTGTGATAAACTCTTCTGCATCTTTCATTTCACCTTTCTTTGCAACGTGATTAAGTATATCTAATCTATCTTTACCTGTACTAAAACCATTAGCACTAATCCAAGACTTGTTTGGTGCTCTAAATTGTAATCCTGCAGCGTGTGATAGCTCACGTAAGTGGTATCCTTTACTGTCACACTCCTTACATTTAGTAGGTTTGACATACTTTGTGCCATCCTTTCTTACTTTAAACACTTTCCCCTTACCTGTGCAGCTAGAACATATGACAGCGTATGTCTTGAGTATCATATCACTGTTCTTTTCTACTGTATCTTTAAACTGCTCTGGTGTGTTTACGTGTTCAAATAAGTCAGCCCACTCTTTTTTGTTGTGCACCCTTCTACCAAATATTACTTGAGACAATTGCTCTGGAGAGTTTAAATTAATAGGTGTATCCCCCATTAATTTTCGCACTTGCTCCTGCAATCTATTTTCGATTTCGTTGTGCTCTCGTTGGAACTCATCACGGACATGTTCGAGGGCGGTAGTATCCACCCTGAATCCACGCATGTACATTTTTGTGAGGGACTTGCAGGTACGGAAGGTAATGTTTCTGACTTTATATAAGGAAGTTGAGGCAGGGTCTTGATAGTCTTTTTCAATGGATTTGTACAACTCACCAGTACTAAGCAGATCGCAAGACAAATAATGGCTAAGTTCACCCAAGGGTATTTCATTTGTGTTATATCCTTTTTTGTAATAGGACTTCAACGTATCATCTTTTTGATACTCTAAATTCCTGCGCTGGGCGCACTGCTCTAAACTCAAAGGTTCTTTTTGTCCACGTAAAAGCAGATACTCAGCCAGCATGGTATCGTATATGTCACCATCATAAGTAAACCCACTAGCCCACAGCCATGACAAGTCGTACTGCAGGTTGTGTCCTATTAGTAGCGTTGTAGAGTCAAGCCACCTCTGTAGTTTACACTTGTTGTCTTCTGAGTTATTTCTTTCTTGATGGTCAAAGCAAAGCAAAGACTTCTGTTGTGTGTCTAGGCACAGCACACCTACCTGTGTGAGCGTATTGCTAGGCTCAAATGGATCGTTGTGTATCTTGCCATCACGTAAAGTGATAGAGTTTTCTACATCAAGAACTCTTCTCATACCGTGTACCTTGATCTATCACCATCTAACTCACAGTGTACAACACCATGCCATCCACCACGTAGTTTGTTTTTAGCTATGTTCAAGTGTCGCTGTGGGTCTTGTTCATCTTGGCCCTCTACTTGTGGGTTCTTAGAAATCAACACCATCAAGTCACACTCTGCAGCCTTACCTGTCTTACTACCCTCCATCATAGATTGATCTACGTATACTTTACCTTCAGCATCAGCAGACAGTTGTGACATCCATATGATAGCACAGTCGTACTGCTTCGCTATGTTACGTGCGTGTATCGCTGCGTCCTTGAGGTACACATGCGAATCAGCACTACCCTTACTGGCAAACTTATCACCCATGTCTAGCACTAAGATGTCAGGCTGATATGCTTTTACTACAGCCTCAACCCAGCGCATATCTTTACCTGTGCTATCCTTGATCTTGATATTATCATGCACAGGTTTGTACCTAGTTGCAGCTAGTGCGTAGTTACCTTTGACTTCTTCCATAGACATGTTAGATGCTGCACTTAGATACCTTGCACCTACACGATCATAAGATTCTTCGTTGCATAAAACTATACACTTAGCACCCTGCCTAGCAAACCCACCGTCAGAGGCTATAATAGAAGCATGAAAGGATGTCTTGCCTGTATTTGGCCTTGCGCCTACCAAAACTAAATGACCACCTGACACACCCTCTATGCGTCTTTGCAGTGTTGGTATGTTAAACTTCCACTTAGCTTGGATGTCAGCTTTCTCTAGTAAAGTATCAATAGATATGTCACCCCAATCAATCTTCAGGTTAGGCATGAAGTCATCCTGATAGTCTTCTATTATCTTACGTACAGGCTCCAGTGTATTCTCTACGCCGTTAACATACTTAACACCTAAGTTAGCTATCTCCTCTCCTACTAACTTCTGAAACATATTACCCATAACTTCTTGTGCAATATCAGATGACATAGGTTCTTCTCTATTTATCTTCTTGAACAGTTCCCTGTATGAATCCTTGTTAGCTGTAGTCAAGACGTTATGCGTAAAAAACAGCCCTTCTAATTCTGCTGGTGTTATGCTCCTCTCATATGTTTCCATAGCGTAGTCCAAGGTTCTCTTAATACCACGCACGTCTTTACTAAACAAATTGTCAGGTGTCCTGATCCCTTTGTTGTTCTCGTAGAACTCTTTGTCCATCAGTGTTCTTATCAGTGCTAACTCCATCGTTCCTCTCGCTTTTCTCTATCGCTCTTTGTCTTTCTTCATCCGTCATAGGACGTATTTTTTGGGTCATACACTTCTCCGTTATAGTTTGTGGGTGTGTCAAAGTCACTGCAGAAAGCAAGCAGAACAAGAACCACGATACAAACTATAGTAACTCTTTTAGTTTTTTCTATAAATCTAATATAAGTTATCTCTGCCTCTTTCTGCGCTTCCTCTCTAGGTGTCATGCTTGCCCTCTTGTTGACCCTTCATCTCCATAAGTTGATCAAATTGTTTTTGATCTATACAATTTACCATCTCAACAGGTCCAGGTATCAAGCCATCGTATGCATCAATTAGTGCCATAACATATTTAGCTATCTCTTCTCTGTCAATAAGTGTGGCTCTACACGTTGCCTCATCATCGTATGTAGGCGTAGTAAATACAAATGTGTCTCTTGTTCCGTCTGTGTTGTACGACAGAAAGAAAACCATCACAAACCATTTCATTTTATTATACTCCATATACCAACGTCAGGCCATATCAAAAGATTAATTATTATTGGTACGCCTAAAATTATAAAGGCACACACTAGGAAAGCATAGAACCATCCTTTAATATGATACGGTTTATCACTCATATAACTCACCTCCATCACCGTCATGCCATATATCTTTAGGCGATACTTCAACTTCATTACTGTCTTCTAACATTTTTAGCTTGTGTATTTTATATTTAACCTCTCTTATCTTGTCTTGATAAAACTTTACTTCAGCTTCTAAGTTCTCTATCTCGCCACATATACTCACTTTGTCCCTCCTCTAACAAAAAACAGAATTATATGTTTGTGTACACCTAACGAAAGTTGTACATTTACTTAGGTTCTTTAAGTTCCTAGCTCCAACATAAGTGCAGGATGATCTTAGGCCACCAAGTATTTCTTGTACAGTGTTAGCTATCTTTCCTTTGTG